ATAACTTGTAATCCAGCCATCTCTGACAACTCTTTGTATTGAAAACCTGTACCATTACAATGATCACATTTAGTCATATTCTTGAACCTAGTGCCATCTTTCTTTATCTTCCAGTACCCACCCTTACCAAAACAATGTGGACATTTTACTGCCTGAGTTTTATATGTGGGAACAAAGCACTCATCGACACACTTGACAAAACCTGAGTCCATCATCTTTGGCCTACGCTTTGGTTTACCTCTAGCATCCACTCCAATATTCATAACTTCACGCCAAGTCTTTTTGTCTTTTAACTTGTATGAATAAACTACTTGAGATAGTTGCTCTGGAGAACTTAGATTGATTGGTGTATCCCCTACGAGTTTACTAACTGTAGTATTTAAATACATCTGAAGATACCCTTGTTCTTTCTCGTAGTCCTCATCAACTTTGTTAAGAACATCTATGTCGATAGCCATACCTGCTCTTTCGATATCAGTAAGAACATCACAAAACTCACACATTAGATCCCGAATAGCCACAAGTGAGTAGCTTGAGTCCTCATCAAATATCTCTTCTTGCTTCTTAAATATTTCAGCAGTAGCAGTAACATCTGAATACAAATAATTTATTTGATCTTCTTCAGACATATCACTATAGTTTAAACCCTTATTAAGTGTATCTTTTAGTGAAGTTTCTTTACGAGTAACTTTATATTTCTCAGATAATGCATCTAACGAAAGTTTATTTCGTAAGCCTTTACTAAGTACATACTCGTTAATCATAGTATCAATAATCTTAACATCACATTCTATTCCTACCTCACGCAACCAAGCTACATCAAACTTAGCGTTATGAGCAACCACATAAGTAGCACCCTCAAGCACCTCTTTAAAATATTCTAAATCTTTCTCTACAGAGGACTCTTCGTATTCCCATTCTTCCATAGCTTCTATGTCTAAATAATGATATTTACATTCAGGATCTTTTAATCTTTCTTTATCTTCTTTTAATGCTTCTTCATACCACTCTTTAGTAATCTGTTTGGGTAAAGGAGAACCAGAAAATTTTATAATATATACATCCTCTTTTGTAGGTATCATCTGTGGTTCTGTAGGAGTTAGAGATATATGAGTGTGGCTATTATTCCACCATAACTCTTCTTCGCACCACGTTTTTTCACCTGATAAACTTCTTTGTGTCCACCCTAAGGCAACCAAACTATTTTCTTTATTATATGGGGAAGGATCTTTACGATCCCCTCCCAAATCAATTTCAAGATCTAAGATTACCACATAATCATCGCCATTGTCGTACATATCACCTCACTTATAAAATATATGATCACCAATTTGTTTTACTTTTACTTTATACTTAGCCCACCAAGGATCTACCTTTACACTATGGTAGTGTGTAGCACCTTTTACAGTATCTGTCAAGCCATAATATACTTTTTCTGCAACTTCTAGCGAATTTAACCATGCTGTCCTGTCCCTTGGCTTATCACTAAGACCATCACAATACCAGCTAAACTGACAGCGATCCTTAATAGGATAATTAACAGACCAAGAGTATGTCGGCCCCTGAAACACAACCTCGCACACAGTACTAGGATACTTCTTTGATTTTACTCTTTCTAATACAACCTGACTTACCGCTACCTGACCTTCTATTGGTTGATTACGAGACTCAAAATAAATATTTAATGCTAAACAAGTTATTGCTTCAATCATTGAATCATCCTTTCGATGTTGATATTCCAATCTTTAGCTACAAATTTAGTTCTAACTTTAGCACTCTTACCTAATTTATATACTTCTTTATAATCTAAACCATGCATAGATGCAAGTAGTTTAGCAGTTTCGATATTCCAATTAGGATTACTCTTAGCAGAATGCCAGATAAACTCTAAGATAGTATTATTATATATCTGTCTTTGTAGTTCTCTTTTATTCATAAGTAATCCTAATTAGGTTGTATCCCCCCGAAGGGGAATACTTCTATATCACATATTTACCAAGTTGTCAAGAGTTTTTTCATCTTCATCTGGAATATTTTTAAATGGGTCTGCTTTCCAACAGTCACATTCAATACACATTACATCAGGATCAGGATGAAAGCAACTCTTTATATCCATAAAATCACTAGTCAACATATCTAGATACCTCTGGTTCTATGACAGTGGTACAGGTTCCATGCTTACCACCTAGCTTGTTCTTGCTAACGTAGATATGCCTGAGTTTATTATCCTCACCACTATCTTCTTGCTCCTTGCCAATGCCGACAATAAGATCAGCTTCGGCTGCTTTACCCACACGACTACCTGCCATCTGAGTAAATCTAAGAACAGTTCTACCATCTGCCTCTGCATTTGCTTGAGACACTCCTATGATTGCACAAGAATGTTTCTTGGACAATGTTCTGGCAGATCTGTATATCTCACCTAGTCGTATATCATCTCTGGCGTAGTTACCACCAATCTGCATCTTATCTAGCTGATCAATACCAACTACATCAGGCTTATGTTTGGCAATCAACTGATCAAGTTCTTCCATTGAAGGAACCTCATCAGTATTTAGGAACACACACTGATTACGATATACATCCCACATATTATGTGCCTTTACTGTGTCGGCAGTTATCTGTGCATCAGTCATACCAGTGAATGAACTTACTGCTCTCAATGCAGTTCTCTCGACAGGTTCCTCATTGCCAAGTATCATTACCTTCGCACCTTGAGCCATGAAACCTTTCGGAGCAAACAGCGTAGATATAAGAAAGGCTGTCTTACCAGTTTCAACCAGAGCAAAGATAGCAGAGAAGGTCGAGGGTCCGATTCCAGGACAGATATCTCTGAGTCCTTTGAGGTTCCATTTGTATTTGGAAACATCTCTAGTAGAGTGGAGTAAAGATGCAACGTCATGTTTAATCTCCTGTATTGTTTCCTTTGGCATAAAGTTTTCTTGATAACGATTAATTAAATCAGTAACTTTATTTAGATCATTAACCTTGTTATCCATCATGGCAATGCCAAGATCAGCTAACTGTCTACCAAAGTATGCTTTGAATTGATCTCTCAAAACATCTTGTGCTACATCCTCACCAATATCTTTTGGTAAAGATCGAACTAACATCATCATAGATTTCTTTTGGCTAGTAGTCATTGTTCTAAACTCACTGAACAATACCTGCTCAACTTCAGCAGGGGTCAAGTCTCTGCCATACCTAGCATGGCCCAACTCAATACTACGCCAGATCTTCTTGGCTTCATTCTCAAAAAAGTCTACTGCTATGAGATGCCTGTTCTGATCATAAAACCTATGAGATAAAAATAGTCCTAATAAATCATTCATAATGTCTATCCTTTCTTTGAGCAACGCATATAGTATCGTTATGCGCTCCACCATGATTTACCAATAGTATTTCTTCACACTTACCAAACGTCTTACCAACTCCCATTGAGTTCCATCCAAAGGATAACACGATACCATTAGGTTTGACAAGAGGTCTTATAAGATTTTTTATTATAGTATAGAAACTACTTTGAGTATCTTGTTGTGTAGTTTTAATACCACTAGCAGAATAGCACTCACTGATCTGTCTAGGACTGTACGGTGGATCATAGAGTACTACATCTGCTTGTATCTTTTGATCAATTAACATATTTAAAAACGCATCAGCTTTCAAGTGATACATTGCATCAGTGTCAGGGTTTAAGTCATTTGTTATCGTACCCACTCTACTATTTCTAGCAAAGGGATCAACAATAATAGGATTAATAACTTGAGTTGTCCAATGCTCCACAAATTCTCTGATCGGTTTTATTTTAAAAGTCTCACTGTTCGGCATTGCAAAACACTTATTAAACAATGTCATATTAATCTCCTGCTAACAACATTAAAAAAACTACCCCAAGACATACACCAATTATTTGTAGGTTGTCAAGTATCTCCATTGTCTTTCCTACTTGGTCTGGTTATATGTAGAGTTACACCACCCACCTCAGACTCATACCAATGTGGGTTCCAAGGTTTCGGGCAGGTATAATACCATTCAAACAGTCTTGCCATGTCAGCATCCCATCTTATAGGTTTATCTTCATCAGTCATTTAGATAGCTCCTACCTCTTGCTATGTTTAGTTTTTCTTCATCATTTTTTTCTACAGGTTTAACATTACTCTTCATAAATTGCATATAAACACGACCTTCCTTTGAAATATGCCAGTGAAATTTCCATTCTTTCGGGCAAGTTTTTGACCAATCAAATAGCTGTTGAATGTTTGCATCCCATCTTATAGGTTTATCTTCATCAGTCATTTAATACTCCTTTCGGGTTTTCTTTTGGATCTACTTCTAATAATTTTACATTTGCCCTAGTAAACTGAGCTATCCTGTTCTTCATACGAATAGCTTTTGATGATGCATCTTTATCAAGACACACTATAACATAGGGATACTTTACCACAATGTCAAGTACTTCATTAGATAAATTTGTACCCAACAATGCTAAACCTGTACCATGTTGCGAAACTGCAACAGCAGATGCAGAGTCCTCAACGACATAACAAGTCTCACTATTACCACAAATAAAAGGTAATCCTGAGTCAGCATATCTATGCCACTTTGCACCATACTTAGATAGTGACCTACCTACAGCATCAACAATTCTAGGCGTTATGATTGGTAGACTACCTTCATTTGTTTTGATGTCAAAGATTGGAAACACTGCCCTGTCAAGTTTTACATCATGGTACAGTTGTATTTTATTTGTATCAATATTGTTTTCATTACAATATTTCAACATCTTCTTTGGTAGATATACAGAGAAGTGATCTGGTATTTTGAACTCCTGTTTTTTCTGACTCG